CATGATTCCGATGTCTGAGATACCTGCCACACCAAGTGGGCTGTCTAGGCGCTTGTAGATTCTGCTGGACTGAATCACACAGGCTTGGGTGACTGCGATTGGGACTGCTGCCCAACCCCAAGTTCCGGTGACCTGCACAGTTGCCTCACCTTCCCATTGGGTAAACAAGTAATCGCCAACAGCGCGGATGTGTGTGTAAGAGGTAGGCAAGCCGTCAACTCTCGCGTTTAGTGGCTCAAGCTGGTAGTCGTTCACATCCCAAGTCTGGTCAAAACTGCCGTCATCATCTGACTTTGTTTTTAGCTCGGTCAAAGTGATTAGATCATCAATCTCGGTAATTAGGTAATCGTTAGGGGTAAAGATTCGGGTAGCTGTTCCAGTAGCTGTAAAGCTGCGGTTGGTGTATCCGTCAATCGCTCTTGAGCCTGACTCAATAGCCATCTCTAGCAGGGTGTCATCTACTGTATCTGTGATTCTTAGTGCTGCCTTGACTTGAGCAAGTGAGGCATAGCCTTGGGTGATTGCCATAATAGTTCCTATTCTAACGCCTGAAAAGCATACGCTCTTTGATAGCTGTTGAGCTTATTCCCTGAGTGTAAGGAATGTAAATTAGGGCAATGCCCCTAGCATCTAGCCAGTCTTGGTCAAAGTTCATCTGCTTGTGGTAATCCTTGACAGCCCAATCAGAGCCTATGGCAATTATGTCAGGCATCACACTATTGATTGCTTGGGTGCTGTCTGGACCACCTGAGTTGGTAATAACATCGGTGACATAGCGACAGGATCTAATAACCTCACGCCTGTCGCTGAAGCTAATGACTGGTGGCTTGCCTTTGTATTCCTCGATGAACTCATCTGTGTTTAGGGATACCACCACATCACCCAGCTCAGCACAGCGTTGCAGGAATCTAACATGACCGGCATGGAAAAGGTCAAAGGTGCCACCGGTATAAATTAGGGGACTCATTCCCAGCCGTTCTCTCGTCTTATCTCTAGTGACCAACTACCTGCGGAATAGTCGTTGTTAGCAATCTTAGACTGATAGTGCTTTTCATTTCTTATGTAGGTTCTTGCGTTCTTTTGTTCATAGCCAGCCTTGATAGTTGAGCTGTTGTCATGTCTAAGTTTGAGGTCAAGTCTGCGTATTTTTACCCCTACAAAGTCAGCTCGCCTCATGTAGTCATTGTCCTCAAAATAGGCAGGGAATAGTGACTCATCAAATAGCCCGATGTCATTGACAGCTTCATCACCTAGCGCAAAGGCTTGCCAATGAGGTGCATCGCCTGTGAGGGTAATCTCATCCCTGCGAGCCTGAGCAAGCATCTCTAGTGCGCCTGGCTCAAAGACCACATCGTTAGAAGCTATGAACCAACGCTCGGCATAAGGGAAAGACTTGATGCCTAGGTTCCATGATCCTGCTACACCTAAGTTAGCTGGCATAGCTAGGACTGTCACATTGGCAAACCTGTCGCTAAAGCCAAGGTCTGCCCCTGTGCCGTTGTCTATTACTAGCAGGTGATCAACTGGCACATCAACGCTATCTAGCATCCTCTGAAGTAAGTCATAGCGGTTTAGGACTGGGACAATAAGGTTCTCTATCAAAACCAAGTTCCTTTGTATTTAGCGATGTATTCATTCTCTAGGACTAGATTGATTCTGCCATGTCGCTCAACTGTACCTGTGGCGTTGTTGTCTGTTAGGTCTGGAAACAAGACAGTAGGCTCACCGGCAATTTCAATATAAGCCTTGTGCCAATCTATCTCGTTGAGTATGGCCTCGCGCTTGTCTGCCATAACAGGCACACCTATCTGCTCGATAACCGAACGCTCATAGACACCTGCGTAACAGCCAAAGTAGTAAGGGTCAGAGTTGATAGCTACCGAGCCTGAGTGTGCTTCCAGTAAGTCCCAAAAGCCTTCATCTTTGATTAGCCATGAGTCTTGTAGAAAAAGGAATCTATCAGCATTTGTGTTTTCCATCACCCAGCGAATCTTGCCAAGCTCAAAGCCAGTATTGACAACAGCTATATGATCACGCTTGATTGAGGCTGAGCAATCTGCCAGCCATTCTTGTCTGTCTGGTGATGAGCCAATAACTATTAGCAAGTGGTGTCGGCCTCTCTACTCTTACCGACTCGCTTCAAGCGGCTGGGGTTCCCTAGTAGCAGCTCGACTTGAGGCAAGTTCATTTTAGGACTCTTTTAGTAGCTTTGTCAAAATAGGCACCCAGTTCTCAGTCCAGACCTTCTCAACATCAAACTTGCTGGCAAAGTCTATGGCTACCTGAGATGGGCCACGCTCAGCCTTGTAGGACTCCTCTAGGGCGTTGACCAAGCTTGATACATTCGGGGTCATCCACCAGGCATCTTGACCGGCATCCCAACTTAGCTGTCCATCGGTTAGCCAAGAGTCAGGGCTTACTAAGTCAGGTGTTGCTGCCCAGTTAGATCCGATTACCCTAGTGCCACAAGCCTGTGCCTCGACTGTTGGAACGCCAAAACCCTCACCAAAGCTAGGTGCAAGCATTACATCCATACGGGTATAAAGAGCAGCAAGGTCAGACTGAGCCAATCCAAAGCGATAGTCATGAGGGTTTGGAAAGATAACCTGCTCTTTTTTTACGCCTAGTGAGGCAAGGATGTTGAGCAAGTTCCAGCCACCTGCCTGACCGACTGAATCGGTGTGTAAGTAGAGCACAGCGTCTGGGTGAGCCTTGGCAAAGATACTAAAGGCAAGGATGAGCTCGCCATAAGCCTTGCGGTGAACTAAGCCAGAGGCTTTGTTAGCTGCCACTACACCGACAACAAAGTTATCCGGTGTTAGTCCCATGTAGTCGTTGACCTGATGTGGGCGAATCTTGTAGGTGGGCTTGTAGGTCTTGGTGTCAATAGCGTGGGGTGCATACTCACACTCGATACCTTTGGCTGTTAGCTGTCTAACGCCATGAGGTGACATTGCGATTGGTGTGACATTTTCTTTGCGTAGAAACTTCTCAACGCCTGGTGGCAAGGTCACATGGTCTAGCGGTGTCCAAGCTGCGATTGGGAAGTCGTCATAACCCTTAGCTTGCATAACCCAAACATCGTAAAGGCTGATAAAGAGATTGGGCTTGTCATGCTGAGCGATGAAGGTCTTGTGATCTACTGGGCCAGAGTCGTTTGAGTAGAGGTCTAAACCTCTTGGGTAATGTGGCACTTTGCCGTAAGGCGTTTTGATTACGCTAGGGATACCCTCAAGGCCATAGTTGGAAAGCATGGCAACATCAAGGTCAGCTCTTTTGAGTCTGTCAACCAGCATTGTGGCCTGTTGGCCGTATCCGGTTGGGGCGTTGTAACTGTTAGACCAGACACTTACTGCTCCAGTCAGTTTCTCTTTATTCGTAGGCATACCTAAACAATAGCAAAAAAAGACAGTGGGCCACAGTCCTACGCTCTGTGACCCACTGTCTGTCTAAGTTTACTTGGTGGCTGGTAAGCTAGTAAAAGACCCCTGCGATGCAGAAACATCCAGGGGCGTGGTCAGACTTAGTAAGGAGTCCAACATGACCGAGTATAAGGCTTGTAGCAAGTGCAAGCAAGTAAAGCCGACATCTGAGTTCGGCATACATAAAGGTAGTCCATTAGGGCTTTATTCACAGTGTCAACCATGTAGGCGTTTGGCAAGAGCTGAGCATCGCAAAAGAAACGCTAATGCAATAAAGCTACAACAACAAGATAACTATCAGCGAAATAAAGAAAAGCGAAAAGCTAATGTGGTTGCTTGGCAAAAAGCTAATCCTGAAAAATTCAAGCAGTATCAAAGTATTTCTAAAAAAAGAAACAAGGAAGCAATAGCAGCAAACACTAGGCGTAGAAACGCTAGGCGTAAAGCTAATGGTGTATTCGCAATAAGCAAAAAAGAGCTGCTCAAACTAGGTCAGGGCCCTTGCTTTTATTGTGGATCAAAAGACAGGATAACTATTGACCATGTTGTAGCCATAGCTAGAGGTGGCACAGATTCTATTGGCAATCTTGTTTCAGCCTGTAAGAGATGTAACAGCTCTAAAAGAGATTTAACAATTATTGAATGGCGTTTATTTAAGGCAAAAGGAAACCCCCCAGAGCCTAAGCACTGAGGGGTTCCTTGGATTTCCAGTTGGAAACAAGCTATTAGCTTGCACCACCTTTAAAAAATCCTATGTGAGATGCGTGAGTTAGTCCACCGTCAAGGCGAATCAATCCACGGTAGGTTACTGTGTCGGTGTTGAACGCAAAGTCAGCTGACTGGTCAACACGGATTCCACCAGCTACACGAACCTTGAAGCTTGGTAGGTGACCGAATAGAACCGACTTGGCTCCAGTTCCTACTGCTGCGACATTTGGGTTCTCGTAAACAGGGTAGCCAAGCAAGGTTGCTGGCTGACCTGGTACTGCTGAGTTGGTCCAGATGTAGTTACCTGCCCCATCCTTCAACTTACGAGCTGCTGCGATACCGGTCTTGCTCATCTGGAAGCCTAGGCCTGGTAGTACGCGAGCGCCGTCAGCGATTCCGTAAACCAAGTCAATTAGGTTCTCGTATGAAGCAGCACCAGCAACACCAGTTCCACCAGTTACTACCGAGCCAGCGGCTGCGGATAGCTTTGTGGTTAGAACGGAGTTTGCCTGAAGACCCAAAGAGGTTCCAAGCTGTTGTGCGATGTAGCTCGAGATGTTGAATCCAGCATCAGTTACTAGTTCCTGAGCTACCTGTACAAGCGCGCCGTACTTCTCAGCACCAAGGGTGATGGATGAGAAGGTTGGGTTGCTCTCAGAGATAGCAGAACCAGCAGCTACTGATCCAGCGGATGAGGTAGCGGTTACTGTTGGGATTACTAGGTTCTCACCTGAGGTGGTGTTGAAAACCTCAGACACAGTTAGCATTGGGCCAACTAGCTGAGCGATTTCGAATACCTGGTCAAAGAAAGACTGACCTACGGTGTTAGCGGATGGTACTAGAGTGCGAGCCTCACGGCCGAACTCGAATCCACGCATTTCGCCAGAAGCGATTGAGCGAAGGATGTCAGCATCAGAGTTTGAGGCTGCTGGTGCTGATGGTACAAATGAAGCTGCTGCCTCAGATGCGCGAGCTTCGCGATCTGCAAGCTTGCGAGCGGTTTCGATAGCTGTGTCGGCCTGGTCAATGTCAGCCTCGATACGAGCAATCTTTTGGTTTTCCTCAGCAGAAAGACCGCGCTTTTCAGCCTCAGCAATGTCAAGAACTTCTCTTGCCTGTGCGATGAGGTTGTTGCGAGCTTCTACCTGAGATTTGATGAAATCAGACATGATTCTCCTGTAATTGGTTGATTGGGTTTCCTGCGGTGCTGACACTCAACAGATACAGCGGTGCTTACACTCAACTGCTACAAATAAGTTTATAGGCAAAAGAAAACCCCAGCTCAGAAAGGGGGTTGAGCTGGGGCTAAAGAAACTCTATCTGGTTTCTTTACTTTCAACAACCCTTGCTTCTTTGGCTGGGCTGTGCGAGCTTTTGTTTTCTAACTCCCAAATTGCTTTAGCTAGGTCATCAGCTATGTCAACAATTATACCAGCGGAAGGATTGCCGGCAGTCTTTAGAATTGCGTTCTTGATTTCATCTCTGGTAGCCATGCTTAGATCCTTTTGAGTAGCAGGTCAAACTGCTTCTTTTTTAGGTCCAGCAGGTCAAGGCCGTTGTCAATTACTTCCTCGATGTCTGGCTGTGCCTTTAGCTTGTTGACCACATCGGTAATCAAGCTTGCGTTAGCCTCATCAAGTTCCTCACCTGACTCTAGCTTTAGCAGGGCATCAGCTAGTTGGTCAGGGTTGATGGTTTGGTTGCCAGAGCGAACCTGAGCAGTCGTTTCTGGATAGGCAGCAAAACTTACCACGCTGACCTCGAATAATCTGACTGACTCTAGGGTGCGTGTCTTGCCATCGCTTGACCAAGAATCTTTGATGACATTGAATCCGAAAGACATTGTGTTGATCACATTGGTCCTCAATAATTCAGCCACATCCCTGCCCCTTGTTGTATTGGGAAGCTTAGCCGTTACCTTTAGGCCTCGGTTGTCCTCAACAAGTTGCATAGTGCCACCTCTAAGGGAAGCTAGTGGCTCACCTGAGTCATGGTTCCAAAGTAGCTTTACCTCGTTGCGAGATTGTAGCGAGCGCTTGAAAGCACCTGGGGCAACATACTCAATGAAGCCACCAAGGTCCTCGGAT